CCGCTAGAGGCCATTGGAGGCTGTGACCGTGCCGGTAGGGGCAGTACGCCGCCTGCGCCGTCTGTAACGTCAGGGTTGACCTCCAAATACGGCCAATTTGTCGTGTTTGCGGTCTTCCACTGGTTCTCATAGCCCTCAAACTGACCGCCGTACCCGATAAACGGGGCTTTTGGCGCCAGTGCAAGCATCTCAGCCTCTTGGCTGACCCAGTAGTTGTACATGCGCTGGGCGTCTTTGGCGTTGCGGATCAGCCCAGAGACGTACAGGCGGCCGTCAACCTCAAATTCGTTGCCAACAACGCGGATAACGGGTATGGATTTGCCCGCCCACTCGTGTTCTTCGATGAATTCGAACCCGTTTGTCTTGCACCGCTTGATCTTCTTCTGATCCACGATGCGCGTCTTGATGGGTTTCATGCCCATCATGCGCATCTGGCGGTCTTCCGGCGAGTTCTCCATCGCCGACACGTTGCCGTGGTACAGGTGCAGCGTTGCCGGCGTGTGCTCGGTGTAGAAGTACTCCGCAATGCGTACCGTCTTCTCGCTGATCCACGGGCTCAGGCTCTGGTCGCCCACGCCGCGCTGCATCATGGTCGATATCGGCGATGCGTCGGGAAACTGGCGCTCGTACTCGTCAGCCGTCAGGTCTTCGGTGATGAAGCACCACTCCGCGTCCGACCCACAGGGGTCTTGGATCGTCGGGTCCATGTACACGCTGAACGAGTTGCGCACCCGAGCGATACGGATGTCCTGCTCAAAGCTGTCGTCGTTGCAGTACTCGGTCAGGAGCCGAATGTAGCCCTCGCCGTACGTCACCTGGTTCTCGCAGGCGGTGTCGTAGGCTACGTCAGCGTCCGAGATGTACTCGATGTGCCGCACGATGCCGTCGAATATCTCAGCAACCTCTACGTCGGCCTTGTCGTCCACCGGGATGACCTTGCCACTGGGCCGGTTCTGCCGCTGGTCGTTCGTGACCTGCTTGACGTGCTGGGGCAGCTTGTTGATCGTCAGGCATGGCCTGGCGTTGATCGTCTGCCCTTGGACGCTGCCTCGCGTTGCCAGCACATCTGCCGGCCACTGCCATTGGTTGTCGGGACTGCCTGCGGCAAAGCGCAGGTCGTCTAGCTCATCCTCGCGGGACTCGCTGTAGGCCGACACAGCCATCGTAAAGCGGCTACGCATGGTGTTCAGATCGTCGGCGTTGCCGCCGGCGACTGACTTAGCCGCTTTGATGTCAGAGTTCATTTCTTCTTGGCCGACTCTTTGAACGCCTTGGCTGTCGGCGCTCCCGGCGTGCCGGGCTTGCGCATCTTCTCTTTGCTGCCCGCCGCAATACGATCTTGCTTGGCGTTGATGTTCGCGTAGAGACCAGGTTTCTGTTTCATGACCCCATCCAGCTAGTTAGGACGCCTTGCGGCGCGTAAGTTCTGCGCGGCGACTTGTCCACATACTCCCGATGCGCCACCGGGAACGCGAACGTTACCGCCAGCGCGTCAGCAGCATCAGGACTGGCAAGACCTCTTGAGCGCATTTCCTTCTTGCCTTCTAAGAAGATTGTACCGCTAGAGTTAGGCTTCTTGGTTGGCCCCACCAGGTCTGCCTTGAGTTGCCGATCCTCGGGTATGGATGCGCTTCGCAGCCAGTCCTTCATCGTGCCCCACATCTCAGCCCGCTTGTTGCCCCACATCACCGAGTTCTTGGCCTTCCAGCCAAAGTTCACTCCGCGTACCTTATACCGTTGTTCGTTCAGTCTGTCAAGTATACCGTACCCCAGCCCGCCTTCGTCAATCACCGTCAGCACCGGCTTGAACTCCTCGATGGCGTCGATCACCCGACCGACGATGGTCATAGTGTCCTCGCCCGAGTACCGCTTGATGCTCACGATGTCCCGGCCCTGGCGCACCAGTATGACCGTCGAGTCATCGCCGCCTCGTGCCGGGTCGATCCCTATGACCACTGGCGCCGAACTGTCCTTGTACCGTGGCCGCTTCATTGCCTCGTCCACCACTGTCGGGCTAATAAACTGATCCTCGCCTGCGCTGGGGAACTCACCGTACACCTCCACCTTGGCCTGGGATGAGTCCGCGCCGTACTCCGCAATGATCTGGTCGTACACCGCCTTGTCCGTATCCTCGACCGTCCTAGCGTCTACGCTGCGGGCGTTCCAGAACGCTCTCTTGGCGTTGAAGCATTCAAAGAAGTACCCTTCGTTCCGGCGCGGGTTGCTGAACGCAAACCAGTACCTGTCGGGCGTGTTCTCAGTAAAGAACCCCGCGCCCACTTCCCATATTGGGTTTGGTATGCCGCTGCTCTCGTCAAAGATCAGCATCATCCCGTCCTGGTTGTGGACGCCCGCGTAGCTGTCAGGGTTCTCGGCTGACCACAGCTTGCCCTCTGCGGCCCAGTAGCGCGTGCCTTTCTTCAGGTCGCGCTCGACCAGTTCAGTGATCCACTTTGCTGGCACCAGCTTGGTGGCGCTCACCTCCCACCAGTGCGAGTGCATCGCCATCGCCGCCCACTTGGTCAGTTCTGCCCAGGTCACCGACCGCAACTGATTCTCAGAGTTGGCGCTGACTACTACGCTCCCGCCGATGCGCGTGGTGAGCATCCACAGCACCAACCACGACACCAGCGCGCTCTTGCCGATACCTCTACCCGACGAAACTGCTTCCCGTAGGGTGTCCATCTGGACCTTCCCCTTGTTCCGCTGGATGTGCGTCTTGATGTCGTTGAGCACCTCGCGTTGCCATTTGCGCGGGCCTTTGAAGTTGGCCAGTGGCGTGTTCTTCTGCCCCCAGGGAAACACGAACCGCACAAACGCTTCGGGGTCATCCGCAAGCGCGGGTGACCACAACTCGACCATCAGGCGCTGCTCTTCAGCGGATGTGTAGATTGGGAGTTGCATCAGCGGGTAGTCTTGTACGGGTTGGCTTGCGCGTCACGCAACGCCATGTCAAGCAATACCCTGAACTCTGTCGACAGCGTCGGGTCTACATGCGCCGGTGCGCCTCTAGCGCCTTGGTTACCCATAGCAAAAGCGGGCAATTCCCCGCCAGTTGCGCGGTAGCCTAGGTTTTCCTTTACCCAATCAGGCGCCAAACGGCTTGCCATGCCCCCTTGCGCGTTTGATTTTAACAACCTGTCGTAGGCGTCTTTGAACCGCTGTTTGGCCTCCGCGTCTTTTGCGCCTTGCTGATGGTATTGCCGAGCCATCTGATAATCCGCCGCATGCGTCAATTCGTGGATAAGGCTGCGGGGGTCGTTAGACCCGTAGTTTATTGTGACCTCGCCGGTAGCCGGAAGTTCGCGGCCAAAAAAGGAGTTTCGGCTGTACTGCGCGTTTGTGCCCTCCGGCAAGTACCCCTCCTTGACTGGCGGCATAGCGCTGCGCGCCATCAAGTAGTCCGCAAGCTCTTGGTACTGAGGTTGTTCGCTGGCGATCTGACGCATCAACCGAATCTTGTCGTCGCCGCCCATATACCGCAGCTTTTCAAGCGCGTTGTCCGACTTGGGCATCAGCTTGTTAGTTGCCATCTTTGACTTCCTCGACGTAGGTTAGGCGAGCACGGGCTTCTTCAAGCGCGGTGATGACGCTGATCTTCTGATAGACATCAACGCTGATCTCTTGCTTGGCAGTCCAACCGTGGACATGCTGAAGGATCGCCAAACTGGCCTTGGCGTCTCCGTTCATCGACGCCTCGGACAGTTTGCCTGCATGCGCCATCTCAGCGTCGGCTTTGCCTTTTTGCGCCGCCATCTCGGCGATGGGGTCTAGCTGACACAGCCGCCTGTATTCAACTGGCAGCATGCCGGAGGCCAGAGCCAAACTGTCGCCTTTTAGGCCCAAGCGCGCTGCTTCGTAAATCTGTTGCAGTCGCGCCTCAGTCGCCCTGATCTCCCTAATTTCTAGCGGTAGGGATTTCATGCGCGGGAGTGTATCAGGTTTGTGTTACATGGTTTGTAGTACGAAAAAAATTGTTTGCGGACCCTTCGCCAGCGTGACCGGCCGGTCGCCGGCCCTGCCCCCCCCTCTCGATTGCTGCACTGCAACATGGCCAGGGCCGACCGCCGGGCCGCTGGCCAGGGCCGACCGCCGGGCCGACCGCCGGGCCGCTGGCCAGGGCCGACCGCCGGGGCGCTGGCGGTAGTCACGTAGTCACGTAGTCATGCCGCCGGAAGTGCTGCAAGCATTTAGCAGGTAGTCATGTAGCCATGCGCTGCGCGCTGCTAGGTGGTAGTCATGTAGTCATGCTGCGCGAAGTGCTGCGCGTTTGTTTAGCTGCGGGTTGCGAGCGCCCGGGTTTCGCACGTGCGCATGCGCCGGTAGTCATATAGTCATATAGTCATGCCGCGCAAAGCCGCTCAAATAGCCATAACACCTATACTGTATATAAACACAGTGTTAATTTGATTAGCATAGAACAACAGCATGACTATATGACTACACGCCCGGTAGACCCCATGACTACCGCGCCGACTACCGCATGACTACCCGCACGACTACCGCGCACCAGGGCGCTGACCCTGTTAGCAGTAGGGTCATAGACAACACGCTGCAAAGCGTGTAGCATGTATCCACGTCAACGCAATCACGCGTAGGCGCAACCAGGGCAACCCCATGACACTACGCCAACAGCAATCCGACCAAGCGGTACAGCAAGCCGCCGACTGGACCGCAACGCAAGCTCGTTACAGCGCAATTGAACATTTGTGCGACAACGCCGGCTCGGCTCATATTTACAAAACGAAGGGCGGCGGCTGGACATTGTTGGCTAGCGCTGGCGCGTGCATTGTTGGCGCGTTGACGGTCGGCACCTATCCGACAAAGCAACATGCGAAGACCGCCGCCAACGTGCTTGGCCTGAAAGCCCACAACTACTGATCCCAGCCGATAGCGCCTAATCGGGCGCTACGGGCTGGACATCAGCACACACACTAGGGTACACAATGAGCATACTTGGTTACATCGCATACGAAGGTCCAAGCACAATCGATGGCGCGCCGATCGTTGTCATCATCAACAGGATCAACGCAGACAGTGACAACGCAAAGACGGGCGCGCTTGTGCAGAGCTTCATCATCCGCAGCGATATCGCGCCGACGGATGCGCTCAAAACAGGCGACGACGAAAGCGTGTGCGGCGACTGCAAGCACCGACCGATTCTGGCCGCAGACAATGGCGAAGCACCATGCTACGTCAACGTCGGGCGTAGCGTGCGCTCAGTCTATGATGCATATAAACGCGGTCGCTATGTCAAGGCGTCGCTAGAAACGATCGCGTTAGCGCTTGCAGGCAAAAACTTGCGCATGGGTACTTATGGTGATCCAGCTGCGGTGCCCGCAGTCGTATGGCACCGCCTTATCCGGTACTGCGCCGATTGGGTAGGCTACAGCCACCAGTGGCGCAATATCGACGCGGGCGATTGGTCAGGCATGCTCATGGCTAGCGTCGACAACGACGACGAGTACCGCGATGCCAAAGCATTGGGTTGGCGCACTTTCCGCGTCGCCTTGAACGAAAACAAGGCGACCACCGAAGCGCGCTGCCCTGCAAGCAAAGAGATGGGGCAAAAGACAACATGTAACGCATGCTTGCTTTGCTCTGGCACGTCAAAGCGCGCAAAGGACATCGTGATCATCGATCACGCTCTAGGTCACAAACGCCGGGTCGTGCGCATAGGGGTATCAGCATGACACTATATAGCGGGTTGACAACGCCCGAACAATGGCCGACAACGTCGACCGACAATATCCCGTGCTTTAAGTGTGATCAGCCGCTGTTTGATTTTGAACGAACAGAGAATGCACCCGGTAGCGGCAAATGGCGAGCGCATTGCCTAGCGTGCGACATGTTTACATATTTTGACCGCAAGTGATTTTCAGGGCTAGCGCTAGCAGCGCTAGCCCGGACAATCCGGTCCGATTAGGGGTAGATAATGAACCATAAGAGAATCAATAAAGCCGCTGCCGCGTTAGCCCGTATGGGGTTTTCCGAGGCCACCATTGCGTCGTGGCGTCAATGGGTCGCTGACGGTTGCGGTTACAGCCACGACAGCGGCAAGCGTGACTTGCGCAAGTGGGCGCACTACACACGCCGCGTCTACAGCGTCAAGGGGTTTTGATGCGCGACGCGTTGTTCGCTTTTGCGCTCGGCGTCGCTGGCGCCGTTTTTCTCTTTTATGGGTTATCAGCATGAAACACCAATACGCTACGCTCACCAATCGCTTGACAGGTCGGAGCACTCGCGTGCGACTTGAACCGAACAATAAGGTGTCGGTGAAAAACTATCGGGCTGCGCAGGCTCGGATCAATACATCCTACGGATGGAACCCGATGCGGTCTAACGTGGAATTCATCATTTACGATAAATATGGCGCTCGCGATATTGTTTCGCAAACCCTGGGACTATCAGCATGACAACCGAAGACATCAAGCGCCTGTACGACAACAATCCCATGCTAACCCTGCGAGAGCTGTCAGCTCTCACGGGGTTGACGGTCGCGACCCTCAAGCGGTTGTTGCTGTCATGATCGCCCGCTTCCCTGGGCGCTGCGCACGCACGGGCCGCGCAATCCGGCCCGGCGACGTGGTCACGTTCACTGCGGGCCGCAAGGCGGTGCTAGTCCAACAGCAACACAATGCGGGCGCCGACAATGTCACGCCATACACTTCGGACACGATTCAATTCGGCGACCGTACCTTCTATCGGAACCGCGCTGGCCGGTGCGAGGACGCGCCATGTTGCGGGTGCTGCACGATATGACATTAAATCAATTGTTCGAAACAACGACCATTGTCAACCCCGACGACGGGTTGACGGTGACGGTGTTCCCCGTCGCGCGCGGATGGATGACGCGCATGGTCGACGACGACAGCGGCAATATCGTCGGCCAGCGCCTATTTACCGATGAGGCGCCCGCGCTGGCCTATGCTCACAAGATTGCAGGCGTTGACGCATGGCTGCGCCTTGGGGGGATAGCATGAAACAGAGAATTAGTGTTCTTGCGAGCGCCATTGTGGCGCACGTGTTGGCCGGCGGATGGCTCGGCGCCAGTTGGCCGCTATACATCAGAGGCCCGCGCCTCAATGCCGGCGAGTATGAAGCGGCCTACCGTCTCGCGTGCGACCGCTGCTGGCGCCGCCGGGGCGAAGAGCTGGCGTTTATCAGTCGGCAGAATTTTGCGAGGGAAGCAGCATGACACGCTCGTTTTATCACGACCAAGCTCGCTACACCATCGGCGACCGCGCGACAGTCAACGGGCGGCGGCGCGTCCGGTGGCAGCAATGGCGCCTCATGTCGGGCGCCTATGTCCTGACCCGCAGCGCATGGCTGCCGACACGCTCGACCCGCCGCGACATTATCGACGCGATGGCGGCGCAGTGGTAACGGCCATCCTTGTGGGCTTGCTCGCCCTATTACTTGCCGCACTGCTAGACCTCTAACCCGCCGCTGGCGGGTTTTTTCATACCGCTCGCAACACCGTAGGCGCCGCCGGCGCCTCGACCATGTCGCGTAGCTGCGACTTCGTGTAGCGCGCAGCCATGTCGGCCGAAACGAACACCTGT